CTTAACCCAAGCATGTCCGGGACCACCGGGGTTAGTTGTTGCTCGCATATACACCGGTAAATCGGATGCCGTGCTTCGCAAACGAGAACGCATATAGTTCCAAGCAAATGGCGTAGCCCATTGTGTCAATTCATCAAAACCTACCCAACTAAAAGCAAGACCCTGATAACGCATCACGTCTTCGTCGCGGTCTAGGTAGGAGAACCACAAACGAGCACCAGATGGAGCAGTCCATTGCATCTTACGCTCTGACCACTTAATTCCTGGCCAGATCTTTGGATACATCTCCTGAGACTTCCATATAAGCTCTCTAAGCTCCTCTGTAGTGTGTCGTAATAACAAACCACTAAAAGAGGGATGACCCATGAATCTGAGAGGATCTGCGAGCATTGCGTAGGACTTACCACCACCTGCTGCGCCGCCGTACAGCACTTCGCGTTCACCTGCTGCCAAGAACTCGGTCTGAGGCCCTGGATTTGGTTTGAAGATAACATTAGCAGTTTCTTCAGGACGAATAGGTTCAAACTCTTCCTGTTCTTCTAGATTTTCTTTAACTAATATCTTCGGTTGTTCTTTCTTTGGTTGCGCCGAGACGGGTACTTTCGATTTTCTCCGCTTCCGCGATTGCCTTTTGGTACCTTCTGGCCCATTCGCGGATAGTTGCAACTCGTCTTTTATTTGATTGCTCACTTTCGACTCGTTTCTTCAGACCTACGTGAGAGATGCTTCTTCCTGTTTGCTTAGTCAGCCAATTAGAAACTTCTCTGTAGCTATACTGCTGTAAATATTCCTTTGCCTTTTCCAGTGCTCTAAGCTCTCTTGGAATAGGTAATAACATATCCAAATCTTCTGGATGTTCTGTGTACCCAAAAGGAATAGTACGAGCAATCCGTGGTATTGCTATAAACTCTTCATCTTTAGTGATATTTTCTGGCTGTGGTAAAATCCACTTGCCAGCAGATCGTGCGGACATATTTACTCTGTGTTCTTAGGAGGTAGTATCATGACACCGCCTGATGCCTCTACCTGAATTTTTTCAGCCTTAATAATCCCCACGCGATCCATAACTTCTTTAGCGGCTTGCATCTTTTCTTTTATACCCAACTCAGTTGGATCTATTAGTGCTCCAGTCATCGCTACAGCAGCTAGTGGTGCATTACGCGCTAAATACAAATTAGTTTTTTCTATAATCTCATCTTTTAATGAGCTAACAATTTCTGTTGTCGAATTAGTATCTGAGTACCCAGCAAGCTTTTTGGCAGACAAAACACTACCGTTCGCTTCATCAAAGAGAACGTCTAAAAACTTTTGTTGTTTTTCTGTTAGCTGTCTAGCCATTTTACTTTACCCTTCTATGCGCCCTTGTTTTTTGAGCGATTGTTTTTGGTTGCTTCACAAACTGTTTGCCTGCTTTAGTACCTTTCCTTTTGGCTCTCGTAGTAGCGGCATACTCTTTTGCCGAAAGACTCTTGATCGCCTTTTCTGGGAGGTATCGCTCCCCTGTTGCTTTTGGACCCTGCGTTGAAGGCTTGCCGCTCTTCGTGCGCCACTTTTGCTTGGTCCATGCTTTTAAAGACTTTTGGGGTGCCTTCACGACTTATATCCACCACCCTTCGCTTTATACTGCTTTGCGAGCATCTGTGCTTTTCTTGCGCTCCATTGTCCGGGTGCGCCACCTTTTCCACCGGATTTAATTTGGTTGAATAGGTTTTTACGCATACTGGGTTGTGTATAGTTTCCAGCCGCATTAACTGTACTCCCACCTTTTGCCATATTCACGGAATTGTATGGGCCACTCTTTGCCATGCCACCACCCATCATATGCTTCTTGATTTCTTTAGGTGATTTGCCTGCTTTCTTCATTGAGATTGCGACAGCGGCTTGTTGTTTAGGATTTTTGTATGGCATCTTATCCACCTACAGGTAAAAAGAATTCTTCTACAGTACAAAAACAATCAATGTGAGGAGATGCCCCGCCACCCGTTGCACTGGGAGTAAAAGAAATATAATCACCGGGTTCTAATACAATAAATGCACCAGACCACTGTACATAATCACCTACCACTAAATTCTTACCTGCGATGATCTGGTGAGTCTCTGCATCTTCTGCACGATACCAACTTATTTGGATATCTGAAGCGGCTGTCCCACTATTACCTATGTACAATAAAGACATGTGTGTCTTACAATTTGAAGGACAGGTGTACAAAGTAACTGCAGTACCGTCTACGGTTGCATCGTCAATGTAGCTTTTTGTACGACTATCTCTTGCAATGGTCATTCAGAATGCCATCCTTAATTTCCTTTTGGTGTACCTTTTTGGGTAGCTTTCATTGACGCACCACAGTTTGCTTTGACCATGCCGCCATTACTCTTCATCAATACTTTACGCTTGGCAGGCATACCGCCATACGACTTCTTTGTTGTCGTCTCTTTCTTCATTGCCTTCTCTGCCGCCTTGATGATCTTTGCGGGTAAGTCACTAGGACCTGCCGCATCGTACTTGTCTAACAAAGCCCCAGTCGGACCTGACTCCGAAGTTGCCTCCATATAATCTTTTTCAAACTTAGCGGGCATACTTGGTATTTCCATTGGTGCCCGGGCGTTCTTCTGAGCCATTATCTATTTCCTGTACATTGTGAATTAGGGACGGCGGTTGGCATTGCACCAACTATGTAGACATACAACTCTCGTAAAGAAAGGACCACTCCCCATAGTAGAATTACGCGCCGCAATTTGCCGTTATGCTCTTGTATTAAAAAAAGTCAATACTTTACGCCATAAATTTCTAAAATTAATTCCTCAACTTCAGAAATAGTAAATGTACGATCTGGAAATTTAGCTTCTAGAGCCGC